GATGTTTCCGTCGAAGCGGATGAGTTAATTACTAACGGGACTTTTGATTCAACCACAGCACCTTGGGGAGTAAGCTCTGGAGGTCAAACTGTTGAGTTAAGTGGAGGAGGGCTTAGAATAGCTACGGATGGCACTTTAGTCTACATTGCTCAAGATTTACGAGTTCGAAAAGGTAAAACTTATAGGATCACTGGACAAGTTTCTATCACTTCAGGTGCATCATACGGAGCAGCCATAGTATTTCTTGGGACACAAACAAATTTTACTTCAAGCGGAGGATTTAGTTTTGATTTAACATCAACATCTGACGGAGCAGCCTCCTTCATGATCAAAAGAAGGAGTGGTAGTGGTGCTACAGATTTTACTGTTGATTCAATCTCTGTAAAAGAAGTGTCTCCGAAGCCTACTGGACTAAGCACTCGTCTTGTGAATTCAGATTATAAAGGTAAACCTTTGATGAGGATTAGGAATCAATCCAATGTAGAGGCAGAAATTTATGCTGATGAAAATGATGTTATTTCACTGTCATCAAGCATCAAAGGATCTAGTCAAAACCTTCTTGCCTTCAGTGAGGACTTCACTCAATGGTCAACGTACAATGCAGGAACAGTAACTTCGGGACAAGCTGATCCCTTTGGTGGTAACAATGCTAGTAAAATAACATCTCCGAATGCTAATAATTATAATGGCATAATGATTAGTACAGCTAAATCCGCTTCAGATACCAACTATACATTTTCATATTATCAGAAAAAAGACAGCACCCAAACTAACCTTAGCGGATTCGAGGTATCCTACAACGGAGTTAGCTCAAAAAATGGATACTACATTGTAGACCCAGTTGCAGGGACTTGCGTGTTGACATCTTCCTTTGCTAATACTGTTAACCCACTCATTAATGTTGAGTCCTACAATGAAGACTGGTGGAAGATCAGTGTGACTAGTACCGATACAGGAGCTAACACAAATGTTCTCATTAGATTCTACCCAGGATTCTCAAGCAACGGAACGACTATTGCAAACCTTGCAGGGGAAATGACAATCCACGCTGCGCAGCTTGAGGAAACACAATATTCATCCACTGGATCAAATATTTTATATAATGGAGACTTTGAACTCGACACATCTTGGAATGACTTTGGAAGTCCTGTCACTCAAACACGATCTACTGAAGTAATACGAAACGGCACTTACAGTCGTAAAGTTACTTCTACAGCTAGTGGCAAGGGAACGCAATCTGCTCAAGGTGGTAGTAATGGACTCAGCCTGACAGCAGGAAATAAATACAGAATATCAGCTTGGATCTACGCTGTTGATGGAGGCGGAAGTGCTAACATTCAATCAGGGCTAGGTAACACAGATCAAGGTGTATTTACTAGCAGAGCAGTTACGGAAGGTCAGTGGACTAACATTACCTATGATGCGATTGCGACTGCATCAGGACAAGTTTCTACTTATTTATCATTCTTCACATCAGGTGATACTAAAACTTTCTATGTTGATGATGTCACTGTTACAGAACTACCAGTAGAGTCCCCAAGCACCTACGCCCAGACTCCAGTAATATCCGACACGATCAACAACACAACTGCGACTACTCTTGGAGAGTTCAGCGGAAAAGAGAATTTGATAGCTTACTCTTCCACAATGATGGGAAATGGTTGGTCAAATACCAATGCGGAAATAGCTTCTACAGGACATACCGACCCCTTTGGAGGGACTACAGCAATTTTATCAAGGGCAACAGGAACAGATCCTTACGTCATAAAAACTAATAACAATGTTATTGCAGGACAAAAATACGTGTTCTCAATGTACATGAAAGGAGTAGGTTCTACTATAGGTAAAAAAGCGAAGCTACAGATTTGGTTTGGTGTAGGTACAGCTACAGGGCCGACTACATACAATTCTAACTACACCCTAACAGACGAATGGCAAAGATTTGAATTAGAAGCCACTCCAACAGGATCAGGAACAGTAGCCGTGAGATTTGATCCAGTAGATTCAGCAGTAGTAGGAGAAGAGGTTTTAGTGTCTTCACCCCAACTAAACACAAACAGTGCAAAAGATTACGTTGAGACTGTAGGAGATAACCCTAAAACAGCAGATGTTCATGTGGTGAATTGGTATGACCAAGGAGGTGGTGAGGATGCCACTCAGGATACGGCTCAAAATCAGCCTCGTATAGTCAAAGGATCAGAACTTGTTACTTCTGAAGGAAAACCTGCGTTAGATTTTGATGGTGCAGGGAGCGGAAACACGGATCATTTAGACATTGGATTTTTACGTGGAAACTCACGTTTCGATATGTTTGCAATGTTTGATACGGATGATGTAAACTTTTCTATATTGCAAGACCCTCAGAACGGAAACTTAGTTGCCATGCGTCAAGACGGAAGTTCATTGACTTGGAAGAACGGCTACTTTGCTAATGCTGATTCCAAAGCCTACGTGAATGGAGCTATATTAGCTGCAAATACACGCAATCAGCTTCATGATCAAGGAGGTCAAAGGAAATTAGTAACCTTCGAGAATTGTTATACATCGACTCTAGGAAGTCTAAACATAGGTCTGGCAGGAGGAGACACGAGTTGGAATTTCACAGGAA